GAGAATATTACTTGGAGCGTTACTAATACCTAACAAACCTATACTAAGAGTTAACGAAGATGGCGAATACTATATATATTTTAGTAAAGATACAGTTCGCAAAGCTAGTGAGTTATATTTAATGGAAGGTAACCAAAATAATGCAACCCTAGAACACCAAATGCAACTTAAAGGTCTTAGTTTAGTAGAAAGCTGGATAGTAGAAGATCAAAACAAAGATAAAACTGCTTTTTATGGTTTAAAATACCCTGTAGGAACTTGGGTGGGATCTGTAAAGGTAAATTCTGATAAAGTATGGGAAGAATTTGTAAAAACAGGTGCTGTAAAAGGTTTTTCTATAGAAGGGTACTTCCAAGACAAGTCTACATATAGAAAAGATGATTTAAGTGCTATAGAAACAGCAGAAGCTGAATATTTACTATCAAATATTAAAGATATTGTTAATGGTGTAGAGGTTACACTAGAAAGTTATAACGATTATCCAGATTCTGTTGCAAATAACGCTAAAAGAGGTATAGAACTTAACGAAAAGGTAAATAATAAGTGTGCAACTGACGTAGGAAAGATTAGAGCGCAACAATTAGCTAAAAAAGAGAAAATAAGCACATCTACAATTAAAAGAATGTATAGTTATTTATCTAGAGCAGAAGAATATTATAATCCTAGTGATACAACTGCTTGTGGTACAATAAGTTACCTATTATGGGGTGGTAAGTCTGCTAAAAGTTGGGCAGAAAGTAAAATTAAACAATTAAATTTATACACAGAAATAATTAACGAAGAATATGCTATTATTGATGACCGTCTTGCTTACGCTAGTAGGGAAAAAGCTGAAGAAATGGCGAAAGACTTAGGTTGCGAAGGTTACCACGTACACGAAGTAGAAGGTAAAGAGTGGTTTATGCCTTGTGAGCAACATAGTGAAGAAGAATTAAAAAAACCTTGTTGGGAAGGTTATGAAATGATAGGTTGGAAAACTAAAAATGGTAAAAAAGTACCTAACTGCGTACCTATAAAAAAATAATATGTGTAACTGCGAATATTGTATTTGTAAATAATGCCTAGTAAAGACAAACATTTTAAAACCCCTAGTAGAACATCCCCTAGGAGCTCTAGAAGAGCTTGTTTATGCCCAGATAATACTTACCATAAAAAGTGTTGCGATGGTTCGTTACAAGCTCAGGGAATAGGTCGTATTTAAAAATACTTCAATACAAAATATAAAAAAATATCTAGTATTTATTATATTATTATGAATGCTACAGAGATATTATCAAAGGTCAAGACCTTACTTGGTGTTGAACCGAGTGATCTTGATGTACAATTAGAACAAATTTCTTTAGAAGAAATAACTCTTGAAAATGGTACTGTGCTTACTGCTGATAAATTTGAATCAGGTAGCGAAGTATTTATCAAGACAGAGGATCAGAACGTACCCCTACCTGTAGGTGAGTACGAACTATCGGACAATAGAATATTAATCATTAAAACAGAAGGTATGATAGAAGATATCAAAAATTCAGAAGAAGTAGTAGAAGAAACTGCAGCAGCAGTAGAAGATACTAACTTAGAAGAAGCGCCAGTTCAAGAAGAAGAAAAATCAGAAATGAACTACGCTACTAAAGAAGAACTTACAGCTTTAGCAGAATCTGTTGAAGAAGTAAAAGAATCTTTAAGAAACCTCATTGATAAAATGGGGCACGACAAAGAAAAAGAGGAAATGTCACAGCAGCAAGAAGAACTTTCTAAGCCTGCGGCAGAAGGAATCAAACATTCACCTGAAAACGTTGAAGAAAAATTAGGTGCAAGGTTTGCAGTCAACTCAAATCAAAACACTACGTATGGTAGAGTGTTACAAGCAATTTCTAACAATAATTAATTAAATAATGGCAACAACAACTTCAATAACAACTACATATGCTGGAGAATTTGCAGGGAAGTATATTTCTGCTGCTTTATTATCTGGTAAAACATTAGCAGAAGGTAACATTACAACTGTACCTAATGTTAAGTTTAAACAAGTAATGAAAAAAGTAGCAACTGATGCAATCGTAAAAGATGCAACTTGTGACTTTACAGATACTTCAACTTTAACTTTAACTGAAAGAATTCTACAACCAGAAGAATTTCAGGTAAACTTAGAGCTTTGTAAAAAAGACTTTAGATCAGACTGGGAAGCAGTACAAATGGGATATTCTGCATTTGATAACTTACCTCCTAAGTTTTCTGACTTTTTAATTGCTCACGTAGCAGATAAAGTAGCTCAAAAAATGGAGCAAAACATTTGGACAGGTACTAACGCAACTGCAGGTGAGTTTGATGGATTCATCACTACTTTAGGTGCTGATGGTGATGTAAATGATGTAACAGGTACAGCTTCTACTTCTGCTAACATTCTTGCAGAATTAGGTAAAATTGCAGACGCAATTCCTACAGCAGTATATGGTGCAGAAGATTTAACTATCTACTTACCATCTAATATGTACAGAAACTATATTAGAGCTTTAGGTGGATTTGGTGCATCAGGATTAGGTGCAGCTGGTACTAACGCTCAAGGTACTCAATGGTACAATATGGGTAACGCATTATCGTTCGATGGAATTAAAGTAGTTAACGCTCCTGGACTTTCAGACAACGATGCTGTTGCAGCTCAAGCAAGTAACCTATTTTTTGGAACTGGATTAATGTCAGACCAAAACGAGGTAAAAGTAATTGATATGGCTGATCTAGATGGATCTCAAAACGTAAGAGTTGTAATGAGATTTACTGCTGGAATTCAGCACGCAATCGGTGGTGACATTGTATTATACGCTACAGCGTAATTAAAAATAATTGTATAACATAAAAAGGGTAGGTGGCATAGACTACCACCCTTTTTTTTTAAAATAAAATAAATTATGGCTTGTGCATTAACAACAGGAAGGCAGTTACCTTGTAAACAATCGGTAGGTGGTTTAGTTACAGCTTATTTTGCAGATTTTGGTACTTTAGGTACAGCAACAATTTCTGCAGGAGAAATTACAGCTTTATCTGGAACACCATCATTTTTTCAATACGATTTAAAAGGTGCTACTAGTTCATTAACAACAAACATTATAAGTTCTAGAGATACAGGTACAACAGTATATGAATCTACTTTAGAATTAACATTTACTCACTTAGACGTAGCTACGCAAGAAGAAATTAAACTTTTAGCAGCAGCTAGACCTCACGTAGTAATTAAAGATAACAACGAAACAGCTAATTATTTAATGGTTGGCTATCATCAGGGAGCTGAAGTGACTGCAGGAACCATAGTAAGTGGTGCTGCATACACAGACCTATCAGGATTTACGCTGACGTTCACAGCTACAGAAGTTATACCACCGTTATTCGTAACAGGATCGGTAATTACTGCGTTAGCAAGTGGAACACAAATTAATCCAACTTCATAACAGTTTTTTGTTTTTGTGTGTTTTTAAAGGGGAGTTTTTAACTTCCCTTTTTTATTATATAAAAAATATATTTTTTTTTATTATATATGTATGAAGATTTTAACAACTAGTACTTCAGCACAAACTTTAACTTTTGCACCGAGAGCATATCCGTCAGAAGTTATTGTATCTATTAGAGATAATAGTACTAATACCACAACAAGGACAGAAAACGTAACATTAACACAAAACAATGATAACGCATCAATATCTACTACATTTAGTTTAAAAGAAGGTAGATTTTATGATTTAAAAATATTACAAGGTATAGGCGCCTTATGGAACACTTACAATGTAATATGGGAAGCTGCTAGCGATAATTGGGAAAGTATAACAACATCAGAAGAAACTATTTATTTAGATAAAATATTTTGTACTGACCAAACTATAAATCAAGCAGAGAATAACTATTATACTATTAATAGCGGAGAATACACACAAACAACTAATTATCCTGATGATGATTATATAATAATAAACTAATGAGTAATATTAGAGTAGTAAATTTAAGCACATATACAGCACCTAAGATAACAGAGGAAAAGAATAAAGATTTTGTATCATATGGTGAAGATAATAACTATTATCAATATTTAATAGACCAATATCAAGGTAGTCCAACTAATAACGCAATTATTAATGGTATAACAGAAATGATATATGGTAAAGGTTTAGGCGCAACTAATAGCGATAAAAAACCTATGGAATATGCAGAAGCGGTAACACTTTTTACTAAAGAAGATCTTAAAAAGATATGTTCTGATTTTTATTTATTAGGTCAAGCTACGTTGCAAGTTTATTATAATGTAGATAGAAGTAAAATAGTAAAAGTAGAGCATTTTCCAGTACAAACATTACGTGCTGAAAAAGCAGATAAAAAAGGTGATATAAAAGGGTATTATTATTTTCACGATTGGAGCAAATACACAAACAGAGATAAACTAACTAGAATACCAGCATTTGGTAGCGGTAATAATGCAATAGAAATACTTTGTATTAAACCATATAGAGCAGGGTACTTTTATTATACACCTGTAACATATCAAGGAGCTTTACCATACTGTGAATTAGAAGCAGAGGTAGCAAACTATCATATTAATAATATACAAAACGGAATGGCACCTAGTATGTTAATTAACTTTAACAATGGTACGCCTGATGAAGAAGCTAGAGAACTAATAGAAAAAAGAATATATGATAAGTTTAGCGGAAGCAGTAATGCAGGTAAATTTATATTAGCATTTAATGACAATCAAGAAAGTGCAGCTACTATAGATCCAGTACAATTATCTGACGCACATAATCAATATCAATTTTTAAGTGACGAAGCAACTAATAAAATATTAGTAGGGCACAGATTATCATCACCTTTATTATTAGGTATTAGAACAGGTAATAATGGTTTAGGTAGTAATGCTGATGAATTAAAACAGGCTAGTATATTATTTGATAATATGGTTATTAGAGTACAACAAGAATATATATTAGATGCTTTAGATACTATTTTAGCATTTAATAATGTATCGCTTAACTTATACTTTAAAACACTTCAACCATTAGAGTTTACTGATTTAGAAGGCAATTTAGTAGATGATGAAACTAGAGAAGAAGAAACTGGTGTTGACTTAGAAGATAAAGCAGAACTTTCTGCTGATTATGATTTAAATGAAGATACAGCTAATTATTTCTTAGATACACTTATAGGTGAAACTATGGAAGATTATGAGCTTATAGCAAGTAGAGAATATTCAGAAGATAATGAAGATATTGATACTTGGAAACAAAGTGTTATAAATAATGATATAGAATTAGAATCTATTAAATCTAAACCTAGTAGTGATAGTTATTTAGATAAGAGTGTATATAAAGTAAGATATTCTTATTCTGAAAAATATTCTAGTGATAATACGAGAGATTTTTGTAAGACTATGATGTCTAGATCTAAAAGCGGTGTTGTATATAGATTAGAAGATATAGACAAAGCATCAAGAGAGGGCGTTAATAAGTCGTTTGGTCATAAAGGTCAACCATATGATTTATTTAAATATAAAGGTGGACCTAATTGCGGACATTATTGGGAAGAAAGATTATATAAATTAAAAAAGAAAAAAGATGGTGAATACTATGAGGATAAAGCATTATCTAGTAGTGAAGAAGTAGCAACAATACCTAAAACGTATAAACCAAGACCAGCAGGGCATAAAAAAGCTAAAGTAGCGCCTAAAGATATGGATAATCAAGGCTATAAAACAGCAAGAAAAAATAAGAAGTAATGGCACAAGTATTATTTATAAAAGTACAGGATTTAAAAAAGAATACAATACTAGATGGTAATGTAGATGTAGACAAATTATTGCCTTATATCAAATTAGCACAAGAAATACATATACAAAATTTTTTAGGTACTAAACTATATGAAGCAATAGAAACTAAAATTACTGATGATACTTTAACAGGTAATTATTTAACATTAGTGAATAAATATGTACAACCTGCTTTAATACATTTTGCTATGATGGATTATTTACCATTTGCAGCATACCAAGTAAAAAATGCAGGAGTATTTAAACACATTAGCGAAAATGCTGAAAGTATAACTAAATCAGAAGTAGATTATTTAGTAAATAAAGAAAGGGAGTTTGCAGAATATTATATAAGAAGAATGATTGATTATTTAAGTTTTAATAACAATTTATTTCCAGAATATAATACGAACTCTAACGAGGATGTATATCCAGACAAAGACAATTTATTTAATGGTTGGGTATTATGAAAAACAGATATAAAATAAAAGACAAAAATATAGTAAAATTAAAAAAGTATATAAATAATAAATTAAACAAAAATGGCGACATTAACTGGAAATTCAATAAGTAGTACTTATACATCGCTGTTAAAAGTAGGTGATAACGGAACACTATCGGCAACATTACAATCTATTTCAGATGGAGCAGGTAACACTACTGGACTAAGTATGAATACAGGCGGTGATTTAACTGCTATTGGTACTGTAACTGCAAATGCTTTTAGTGGACCTTTAACTGGGAACGTAACAGGGAATTTGACAGGTAATGTTACTGGTAATGTTACAGGTGATATAACTGGAAATGTAACTGGAAATCTAACAGGTGATGTAACAGGGAATGCAGATACAGCAACTGCATTAGAAACAGCAAGAACAATAGCAGGTGTTAGTTTTGATGGTACTGCTAATATAAGTTTAACAACTGATAATATTACAGAGGGGTCTAATGAATATTATACTGCAGAAAAAGTAGATGATCAAGTAAATACATTAGTAGTAGCAGGCACAGGTATTAGTAAAACCTATGATGATGTAAATGGCACACTTACTATTGCAAACACTAGTCCTGTCT